ATTTGGTCGGTAGAGCTTTTCACTTTGTCGGCTGCATCCTTGACTTTGTTCATGTTCTTTTCAACACTCGATGTACCAGGACCAGTGTTATCATCGACTTCGATAGGTATCTCAATTCGTATTGTTTCCGCCGTCCTCCTCTCCTCCTTTCGTGCTTTCTAAATAAATCCGCATGGACGCAAGCATAAACGCCTGTACTCCATGCGGTTTTTTATAAAATTCATCCGGTGTAATTCCTGTCCGTTGGAATATGTGATGCAACAGACAAGTCTTTCCTCCGGCTTTAATTAGTTTTTTGCTACTTCCTCGATATTCTCCTCGAATCCGCTAAGAGAATCGATGCACTCAATAATCTTGTCTTTCTCTCCGGCTTTCAGGCAGTATTCGATAACATCCAGACCATTCATAATCTGGAGGTCTTTTGCTCTAAGGCTTTCCCATACCTTTTTGTTATCCCAGAGCTTTTCGCGGTCTGCTTCAACCGTCGCTGTATAAATCAGTGCATCTCTGAATTTGACAGTGTTCGTTTCCTCCGGTAATTTCATACCGAACTGTTTGTTTCTCACGTACTTGGTGTGTTTCTTCTTGCACTTGTTGTATTCCTCTTCGGATAACGGTCTGATTTCAAATGCGAAAAGCACCTTTCCATTTCTGGCAATTTCGATGCGCTGTGTATCATCTTTCGCATAATCAGCCGCACTGATAAGTCCCTGGATGAAATCATCCTCATTCATTCTGATGAGGGTTTTGTTCTCCTCTTCGGTTGTTTCCACTTCCGTAACTGCCATGTTCTCCTGCTCCTCCTTTACAATCTGTACACTTGCTTTTTTTGTTGTATCTGCCATATCGTTTTTTCCTCCATCTTTCAAAAAATATTGTTAAAATTAAATGGAGGATGCCATCTCGGCACCCTCCGGTGAATCGCACTGTATTTCTTAACCCAGTGCAAGTAAGTTCTGTAATTTCGGTGGTCTGTTGACCGCAAAGTTCCATGCTCTCTTGATAACATCCCCGACGGTAATGTTCTGTAAATCAACCTGTCCACTCGGAATGCACTCACGATACACCATTCTTTCCTCGGTGCCGTTTCTTCCCTTGAGCACGCCCTGGAAATCCCATACAGGCATTGTCTGTGATTCCATAGCCTCGACAAGCTCCTGGATGAAAGCATCATCCTCAACCACAACCTGGGACATTGTAAGGGCAACCTTAAATGTGTTTGCGGTTTCAAGCTCCTGCGCATTTCCTAAAACGGAATATGCGGCATTGTTATAAGTTACATTAGCTGTGAAGCTGTCTACGGTAGCCAGCAACACGCCGTCAGCGTTGTAAATCGCTCCATCTTTACCGGTTCTCGCAAAACGAGAATCTCCGGCTGCTCTTGTGTTAATCATCTTCCGTTACCTCCTTATGCATTTGTGCTGAACTGGAATCTATAAGACAGGTAGATGTGTTCCATAGAATCCTTGTCAACAACGTCAATATCAAACCAAGCACTGTCCCCATCAGCCACATTTACTGCGCTTTCGGAAACGGTAATCGCTGTCAGTTTTCCCTCGGCAATCATATTGTCACCGATTGCCTGTAACTGGCTTACTACAGTGCTTCGACCATCCTTGTCATTGTCTACCTTTCCGACAAGTGCATCTGCCGCCGCATTCATTCTGCGGATAAGCTCGAATCTGGTCTTTACTCTTCTGATTTTCTTCCAACCATCATCCTGATTGTCAGCCGGTGTAATAAGAGTGTTGATAGCATTATCAATCCACACCTGTTTTGCGCTGCTGTAGCTGAGTACGATGCAGCCTTTCTTTTCTGCAGCAATCATCTGTGTATTTGTGAGGCGTTCCAGGATTTCACTGAATCCACTCACAACAGTATGTGTAAGGGAAGAATTTGAAGCGCAAGCTCCAATCATTCCTGCCAAACGTGCCGCCGTCTGGTATCCGTCAATCTCCTTGCCCTGCTCATTCACATAAGCATTGAGAACATAGTTCATTTTTTCATCATTGAATGATGCCGCATGGCTCATTCTGGTTTCCAGGTCAACAGTATGCTTTTCTGCTACAACTCCCTGTGTCAGGGAACCTACACCGAAAATACGTTTCATGAATGACTGCATCAGGATATGTACTGCTGTTTCCTCCGTATCAACACAGATTGTATTGAACTCGTAAGGCTCGACAGCTACAAATCCGTTTGAGTAATCCTCATTCGTAACCTGCGGGTCGGTTCCCGGAGTAAAGGCGTTCTGTGATACATTCATCACGATTGCCTGGTCTTTTCCAGACTGTACCTCTGCTTTGAATTTCTTCGTTGCTGCAAATGCATCTGCAAGTGCTTTTGCTTCTCCCGCGCCTGCGGTAAATTCGACTTTCTCAAATTCTGTCACACCGGCATAGATGATACACTCTTTCAGGGTGCTGTCTGTCAGCTTTTCCCTTACCGTTACGGTAAAGGCTTTCTTTCCCGGATATGCTGCTGTGATTTTTACTGCCGCCTGTCCCTCTGCTGTGTTCAGAGTGGCAGTTGCCGATGTTCCTCCATTACCAACTCGGCAAGCAATAATTGTCTGCGCTCCGCCGTTGATTGCCTCCTGGATGGCATCTGTTGTGCCTCCATTACCGAAAGTGTTTGCAAATCCATCATCGGGATTTAATTCAACCGCAGTATTTAACGGTCCAAAATCGGAACGAAAAAGGACAGCCGTAACACCGCTTACAGTGCCACTCTGCTGTCCTGTCCCTTTCTTCTGAATATTGAAATATGCTCCCGGTCTGACTTTTGTTTCTCCTAAGACATAAGTTCCAGCCATATCTTATTTGACCTCCTTTTTCATGAATGCGTCCACAAGCTCTTTGGCTTTAGACACTGTACACGTTGTTACTCCTGCGACTTTTAATGCCGCAACAACACATTCTCTTTGGACTTTGAAAATGTTTCCTGCCCCGTCTGCAAGTTCCTCGATTGTGTACTCGGATTCTGCCGGAGCTTTTGGCTCTTCTGCCTGTACCGGTGCAGTATCTTCGACAGCATCGGTTTTCTGTTCCTCCACTGCATCTGCTGTGGATTCTGCTTTTGTTCTTGGCATCTTCATACCTCCTAAAAATAATTTTGCGTGGTTCTATTAAGCTGATGTGGTTTTGCTTTGTATCGCAATAAACCATATCTGCCTGTTACAAAAATCTGACCGTCTTTCAGGTAATCAGATTTATTGTCCATCTGTAATTTGCGGATAAACATTGGTGAGTAATCCAGCATTGTGACTTCTCCGTCTAGTGACATCGCATTTGTGATAGCGGCTGCCATTTTCAGCCTCATATCAGTGTCCGGGCATAAAATATGGATGGCAAGTTTACCATCCATCCAAACAACCGTATTCGTTTCCTCTACTTTTTCCATGCTATTGAGCCTGCAATATATAACAGGCGTTTCTCTTGAAGCCTCTGTAATTTCCTCCATACGGTCAAGCCCTACCACGATGCACTCTGGATACAGTTCTTTTACGAACTTATTCATTGCCATTACCGGGTCCGGGTCGGTTGTTTCCTGGCTTGTATATTCCAGGATGTCAAACCTCACATCGCTACCGATAATAAGGTCTGTTTTGCTTTCTGCCAGTTCAAATGCGTCCGTCCGGTTCCATGCGAATGCATACAGCTTTCCATCTTCGGAATGGAGCAACACATCTTTCAGACAATCCCGAACCAGCGGTTCAAGCATTTCCGGTGTTATATCTTCCTCTGTCGCATCCTCTGTGTTCTGGCATAGCAACGATACAGACAATGTTCCTGCGCTCTTCCGCTCCTCATCCGCCTGCATATCATAGTTATATACAAGCCTCGGATAATGAACATCTGTACCCCAGTTCTGGTTATCCTTTGGAGCCTCCGGGCTGAATATCGCCGGGTAATCTCCAAACTTGACAAGGAATTTTGTTAATCCCTCACGCTCTGTAAATCTTTTTTGAATCAGTTCTTCCAGTTTCATTCCTGCCCTCCATTCTCGACAGGCTCCTCCTCATGCGTTATGCCGTACTCATATACTTCGGACATATCCACAGACCATCGGATTTCCCATTGCCCTGCGGCTGCCTCTGATGCCAGGATAAAAAAATGATTCGTCACATTCCCAATGCCCGGATGAAACTGCACCGCAATTTCATTTCCGTTCACTCCTGTAACGAATCCACTCTTTCCTGCATCCCATGAGGAATGCTTTGCATATATGAGATTGCCTTTCGCTATGGCGGATGTGTCGAACTGCTTCACTGGCTTTTCTGTAATCAGTTCCATCTCTTCGCCTCCTATCAGCTATCTTCGCTGAAAATACTTTCTATTTCCGGCAGTGCCTTTTCTTTGATTTTTTCCACATACGGTCTTGCCGCCATTTTGCTTGTACCGTTTTCCAAATACCCTGCATACGGAACCTGGCTTTCGATGTATGCCGTATATTTTGCTCCACCACTTCCAGATGAACCACCATCAACGCCTTTGGCCCACTGTAATCGCAATGCACCTGTTCTTCTTGCCGGTGGTTCTCCGGGTGATGATGCCTGATAGGTACGTTTTGAATGCGGCTTGCGGTATCTCTTTCCGCCTCTCTGTCCTTTCAGCACTTCCAGCTCTGCATTTCTCAATGCATTATTTACTCTGGCTGCCTTTGACCGGACTTTCTGATTGATGTGCTTTACCTCTTTTTCGACTGCCTCTCTTACTCCATCAGGAGCCTGTTCTGGTGTCATTTTTTATATCATCCCTTTCCTCGACATAATACAGGGTGGAAATTCCAAGACCTCCTGTATCATCTACTGCAACAACATAAAAAACACGATTTTCCAGCACTAATTTATCAGTTTTCTTCGCTAAAGGTGTTCCTCTCTGCACAATCGTATGTGTAACGGTATGGTCCTCGGTAGACTTATTTTTCGCAGTTTCTGTGGTTGCATCTGCAAGGCATCCATACAGAGTTTTTATGCCGTCCCCTTTATGGTCATTCACTACTCGCCCGGTGGATGTCACTTTCTGCCGGTTATTTTCAATCACAAATTCTTTGAAAAGGTTGCCAGGTCTTAAATACATCATGTTTGCATTTATCATCCCTGCCTCGTCCTTTCATTCTCCTGCATACCGGTAAAGAAATACGGTGGTTTCTTGCCTGCGTTTCCTGCAAATGCCGGAACGGAAATATTTTCGGCTTTGACTTCTTTCTTCAATGCCTCGTATGCCTCTTTCCAGGTTTCCGCCCTTTCGTGTAGGCTCAAAGATAATGGTCCTGTCTTTGTATCCACCTCATACGAAAAACGCCGGTAGATACTCTCTACCAGCATCAGCTTTGCTTTCTTCCATGACTTCGGGTACATTTCAATGGCAGCATTGATTTCCTCATCCGTTACCGCACAAGTATTTTCGGCTCCCTGTACCATCGTATCGCCAAGCTCAAAACGCATACGGCTCATCGTGTTTCCTTTAAGGTCTGCCGGGTTGTAACTGTAAGTTCCTGTTGCCATATTCACGCACCGCCTTTACTTTTTCTCCGTATCTTTGTCTGTGTCTTTCGCACTACCCTTTGTAGGCTTCTTACCGCCTGTGGCTGCCTTTTTCTCGCCGCCTGTGCTTAATTCAACGGCTCTGGATTTTGCCGCCGCTTTTACCGCTTCTCTGCTCTCTGTGGCATGAATCGTAATAAGAATGTTTTCATCCTCAATTCCTGCAATTTCTTTGACAGCATCCTCTTCCGGCATCTGCATAACCTCAAATACTTTCACAACTCCTGAAAGCACAAGTGATACCTCCATTTCTCTGCCATCTTCTGCCTTTACCGGGATTGTTACCTGCTCGATAACCACTTTTTCCTCCGGTTTCTTATCAGCCGGTGGTGCTACTTCCTCTGTAAGCTCTCCAATAAAGCCGGATGTTTTTAATGCTCTTACTCTTTCAGGGCGGATTGCCCCATCAGGGATTGCATCCCCAGGGGCATAATCAACACCACTGATACGAAGAGCTTTTGTACAAACATAGCTCATCGCTGTACCTCCTTACTGTTTACACACACGCAGACAGGTAGCAAGCCAGGTCATCGGAGGTTTTCTTCATATCCGTAGACATTAAGCCCTCGATGAACTCTGAATGAGTACCACCCTCGCCCTCGAACTGGTCTGTTGCCATGTAGTTTCCGTTGCCGAGCATATCCCATGTAAAGATATATCCTGCGGACGGCTCATCAATAGCCGGTGCATTTGTTGTGTATGTAAGTAATGCTCCATCAGATTCGCATACAAACTTCATATCGTCCGGCTGTCCCTCTTCTGCGGCATTGTATGTTGCCTCCAGGACCTTTACTTCCTCAAATCCAAGTACCTGTGCAAGTACCTGTTCATTTACGATTGCCGGATTTGCCGTACCGCCTGTGTACTTCACACGCTCCAGGATGTCCGGGTGATTCTTTAATGCTGTGAATGAATCATAGCCGAGGCTTAACTTATTCGGCATACGTCTGCCTGCCAGCTTGATTTCTCTCTTTCTTGCATCGAAGAAATTAACCGGGTCGAAATTCGCATCATTGAATTTCAGGAACTGGCTGCCGCTCGGTGTACCAGATGAAATACCAGTGAACTCATTCGCCCAAACTCCTGTCTTGAAAAAGCTCTCTGCGAATAAAATATCAAGGTGAAGCAACTGCTGTTCTGATACAAAACGTACCTTGCTACGTCTTGGGTCGATGGATGCCGGTACTCCTGCACGCTGATAGTTTATGGCTCCAATCTGGTCTACGCCTACGATAATCTGGTCTACAACGCATTTGTAGCTGTTATCAGTGTGTCCCATCTTTGCCGGTGATACTTTACCGAAAGCCGGCTTTCTCGCAACATTATCTCTTGCAAGGTCGCCTTTCAGAAATTCATAATAAAATCCGGTAGAAAAATCCACCGGACAAATCGGAAAAATACTGGTTGCAACATGGTCTTTCGGGTCAGCAAAATAAGCCATGCTCATGTTTGTTAAATAGCGGTTAGGTTTCCATCCCTTATTGATTCTCGCAAGAATCGCCGCATTTCCGTTTACTTCTCTTGTGTTACCCATCGTTTATAGTCCTCCTCTTTCTTACTCTTTCGGTTTGTAGCCAGCCTTAATAAGCTGAACCTTTACCACGCTACCTGCTTCTGTTGCTGCACTAAGGGCAACTGCTGTAATAAAATTACCTGCCGCCGCTTTTACTGCCTTTCCCTCTGCATTGGTTGTAAGCTCATCTCCAACCGCAACTGCCTCTCCGGCAATCCACTTTCCGATGTCCTTTACCTGGATGTCTACATCATCACCGGCCTTTACTTTCTCATCATTCGTAAACAGTGATAAGCCGATAACATTTGCACCGGCTGTCGGCTTTTCAGCCTTACCATTCTTGATTGCCAGGGCAATTCCCTGTGCGCCCTCAATGTCTTTTCCAGCCTCTAACACGATAGTCGGGCTTTCATTGATGCTTGTGCCAAAATAATCTGCCATGTCTTACTCCTCCTTTTCACATTCTGCTGCAAGTTCCGGGTCATTCTGGAATACTTCATCAAGTGCCTGCGCCTTTGTCACATTCTTTGATTTCATAATCTCTGCCGCCTGGGTTTCTGCCTTTAACCATGCTGCGCCATCTGTTGTGCCAGCTCCACCGGATTTACCGATTTCAGTAAAAGCACCGGACTTCTCAACGGCTGCAACCGCTCCATCGAGTACAGCAATCATATCTGTATATGCTGTGCCTCCTGCGGCTTTCAGACTTTTGAGTACCGGTACAAGCTCTTCTTTCTTCTTTCCGATGATTTCATACTTTTTGGCAACGTCCTCAAGCTCACGCTCCTCTGTTGCCTCTCTGAACTTCTTTAAGTTCTCAAGTTCCGCTCTTACTGCCGGATGCATACCCTTGTAGATATCTTCTCCGCCATCTGTTCCCTGCGCCGGTGTATTGGATTTACCGACCTCTGTTGCCGGTATTCCCTCCGGATTCTGCGCCAGTGGAGTTACGCCCTCTGCTCCTGCGGCTACCTCCTCTTCGCCGTAACGCTTCTCAATGGACTGTAAGAAAGCCAGTTCTGCAGGTGTAAGTTTGCTCTTGTCAATTTTCATTTCTTCTGCTCCTTTCGCATCGTTCTGATTTTTGTTCTGGTCCTTTTTCTTTGGTTCTCCGGTTCCAGGCTCATCCTGCGCCTTTTCTGCTTTTTCGATGGTATCATCCAATCTCTTGCGGATGGATTTCATCATCGCCAGGTCTGATGCCGTAACCTCCTCTTTCTTCACAATGTTGGTTGCCTTACCACTGGACCACTGCGAGATTGCATCTTTTGTAAACTCGCAAAACTCGTCAAGGCTTTCCTGCATTGCTGTTGCTGCACTGGTTCCATCCATTTCCTCATCATTCAGAATGGAACACAGAGAAGATTGGAGGGCGTAACAGATATCCCAGATTTCATCTGCGATTTTTCGGTTTTTTACTTCGGCAATTCTTTCTCCGAAGCTCTCCGAACTCTTCTGAATATCATCTATCACGCTTTCCAGCTCCGATGTATCCGGTTCACTTCCTGCGGCTTTTGTAATCGCCGTAATCAGGCGTTTCCAGATATTCGGTTTCTTCTCTGCACCCTCATCATGTGGCGGCTCCACACCGTCCTTGCTCTTAAACAATCGGATGTGTGCCTCTGGATTGGCTCCATCGTCCACAAAATCAACTTTTGTGATTTTGAGGTTTTTCAATTTTGTTGCCATCGCTCTGCTCCTTTCTTAAAAATTCTTTATAATGCAAGAAAAGCACCCTCCCGGATGCCTCCCTGTATTACCGCTATTATTTTTCATCAAAATATTTTCTCGTGACTGTGCTTAGGGATATTAACAGCACCCCAACAGCCACACCGAAAAGGAAATCCCTATTCCTGCAAGTATTGTCATTCTTCCTCAACCTCCACTCGCTCTGCTTCTCCCTCAATGGAGAACATCGGGTATTCGCCGCTTTTGACCTTTTCCCAGACATCCTCATCAAGCACCTTGAAGCCAATCCACCATCCGACAGGCAACGTGCCCTCCGGGATTCCCATTGCTTTCATTTTCTCCTCGGTAAATACCACCGATTCGATAAGGACTGCGGCTCCGCCTCTTTCGTGCATCTCTCCGCCCTCCCGGTACAGTTCTGCGAACTTGTAAGCAGCACTTTCAAGTTCCTCCGGTTCGATGATGTCCTCCTGGTAATCTTCTATCAATTCCCCATCTGCGGTGATGGATACATTCGCCCATCCAAACGCCAGCATCTTATCATCATCAGATTTTGCAATCTTGAACCGCCCTTTCTGCACTGCCGGTTTCTTCTTTCCGACTCCATCTTCCGTTGATTTCTTTATCAGCTCCGAAAACTTCTGCATGATTCCTCGCCTCCTCTACTTTTTATTTTTATCAGGTGTGACCTCTATGTACTCAATAGCGCACGCACATCTCGGATGCGCTGGTGGTGTGAGGTCGGTTGTAACTTTGGTTCCTATTCCCTTGAAAGAAAATTCCTCATCCATGCCAATTTCCACACCCTCCAAAGAACTACACAAAGAGCACACCATATCATCGCCTGATGTGCTCCATCTCTTTATGACCTCGCCTATAAGTTTCTGTTCCTGCGCCTGTCGCACGCTCTCATCAGCTCCCTTGTTGTAAGCGTATGCCATTTCCGTTTGTGCAATATTGTCCGCCCTCTGCCGGTGCTGACGTTCTGCATACTTCATTGCGGCTGTCCTGGCTTTCTTCTGGATGCTTTCTGCTTTCATCCTCGGATGCTGTTCTCTCAAAGTTTTGACCATATTTTCGTAATATTTGAGATTTGCCTGCGCCTGCGGCTTCGTCAGCCCAATACAGGGGCGAATCATCTTTGCCAGTTCATCAACCGAATGTCTTTCCCGAACTGTCCTTTCCAGGAATACCTTGATTGCCTCTTTCTGCGTATCAGTGCATTGTGTCACAAGCTCGGCCCCTCTTTCCTGTATCCATCCAAGAACCTGCTTCGTTGAAAAAATATAATCCATATCTGCAAGAGCCTGGATTATTGGCTGGCTTGTGGAACCGGCTATAATCGCATTCTGCCACATACCGTTGAGTTTTCCCTGCACCAATAAAGAATAGTCCTGCATCCATTCATCGGCTGTCTTTTCGTCCAGCTCTCCATCAAGCACTGCCTGTCTTAATTCCTGATACGTGATGGCATTGGACTGGTCTTTCCAGAATCCGCATAACAGCTCAACCGGTTCTGAACTGGCTGTTTTCAGATAATCCTCCAACTTTTTCAGGATTTCCGCACCGTTACCGGCTCTGGCTTTTCTGAACCTCTTCCCAGGTCTTATCAATATTGCCATGATTAGTACCTCCCTAGCCGCCGTTTGGCAGCTTCAGTAATGTCACTGGGTATTTCTCCATCGCCATCCTTTGGCTCTTTCCCTGCCGCCGTTGCGCTTTCTGGCGGTTGGTTCTGCGTCTGTTGTGTTGCTCTTACCTCATCAGGTGTTCTTGTGTCAGATGTTCTCTCCGGTAAATGTCCCACCTGTCTAATGTAATCTTCCAAACCATCATCGGGAACCAGTACACCGATACCGGTCATATCTTTGATAAATGCAGAAACTTTCGTGATGTCTGCATCCTCAATATCCCCATGCGTCATTTTGGGATAATCTGTGATGCCCTTGAAATGCTCTCCGTTAATATCAATCAAAGCCGGGATTGCCTGGCTGTTGAATGTTTCGCAGATAATATCAAGAAATGCTCCGCACGCCATTGAGAACAGCTCCGTTTTATCGGAACTCAACGCCCAACTGCCGTTTTGCTCATGCCCCAAAAATATAAAATCCGCCAGTACCGTCATTGCAATACGGTTATCATAGCGGTTGATGATTGCGTTTGTATCAAATTGTCGGCTGCCTCCGGTACTTAATAGTTCCAGTTTATAGCCATCTGGAAGAACAACGCCCTCCATCTCATCCCTGCGGATGTTCCTAACCTGCGTCTGTAATCCGTTCAGGATTTCTTGCGCCTGCTCATCGTCAGGATTCCAGATATCTAAATCTGACGGTCCATATATTACCGGAAGTCCTGCAAGGTCACGTTCAATACCGATGCCCTCAACCTCCTGTATTCTTCTCTTGAAATACCAGGAACGGTACGCATTACGCAAAATAGACCTGCCCTCCGGGTTGTCCTTTCGGCTCTTGGTTCGGAAAAGCAATGCCTTTTCAATCGGAATCGTGTACAGGTTGTAAGATGGAGGCGGCATCTGCGTCATTCCTTTCAGATTGTCCTCATCGTCATACTCCCATTGGTAAAGGGTTTCCTGCGCTCGTATCGGAAGTTTTCTCCATCCGATAAGCCCATCTGCATATTTACTTCGTGTTCTACCGTCTTTTGTCCTCCCCATTCTTCGTTTGTAAACAATCTCGTGATAGCTCCATCCGAATGTGAGGAATGACAAGATTTCTGATATGGTGTCAATCCATGTGTTCTGCATATCATTCATGCAGCTTTCGACAAACTCTGCCGCATCAATATCTGCCTGGCTATCTCCTCCAGGTTCCACGTTCCAATCAGTCTGTCGAACCAACATCTCGATAGCAAAAAGGATAGCGCCTACAACATCGTCATTTTCAGACATTTCTCTGTAAGCCTCTATCCCTCGTTTTCCTCTAAGCTCATGCAGGAACTCTTCGTAAATCACTCCACCATATCGCCTTTGTCCTATTCGTCCAATTTCTTTGTTATCGGCCATCTTTACCACCTCACTTTCGCCAGTAACTTTCTTTGCTCAATCCTCCATCTGTCGGAGGTGCGGAATATGTATTTCCGCTTTCAAGTTCTGTAAACGCCGAACTGCTCGCATCCACCATATCCTTGAACTTGCTTTCCGGGAAACTCTCAACCTGGTTGAAATACATCTCATTCCAGGGAGCTATCAGCACATCAACGTTGCCTTTATCCATTCCCTCAAGTCCTAACCACTGTGCAGAAAACGGCTCTGCTCTTGTAACCTTATCCCCGGATTCAGGGATGCACTTAACAGTAAAACCGGCTAAGAATTTTAAGAAACTCTGCGCCTGGTCCTTTCCTGCCTGTCCTGGGTCTTGCGGAAGTCTTGTGAAAACTCTTTTGTGCTTTGCCCTATCGGTAATGCAGGTCTGCTTTATTATCTCCCGGACATCTGCCGAGCTAAGTCTTTTATTGATAACATCGGCAATGATATAACGTCCGTTCCTCCTCTTGCCAATAAGAACACCGGCTGTATATGCCGGGTCGCCCTTTTCATCCTCGGATGTGGCTGCAAGGTCCCATCCTCTCGCCCACTTGATAACGTCTGTCGGTAATTCTTCCAGCATATTTACCTTTGTGCGGCGGAACATCAAGCCTGCGGCTGCCTTAATCTTCCAGTTGCCTCGGAGAAGCCTTTCTCTCTCAACCTCCGTCAATGCTAACAGGTTGGCTTTGTATCCTGGGTTTTCTTTCATCAAGATTTTGTTATCATCCAACGTGGACATAATGAATGTGACAGATTTCGGCATTGTTTCTGCCTCTTCCTCGCCTATATTGGCATCAAGGGCAATCTGTACAGCCTCTTTCCTTGTGGCAGCCCACATAACAGTTTCGTTAATGCGGACGAACCATCTCTTCTTGCCGGAACGTTCCTTTATCGGATAGCCGGTGTCCTGGTCTATCCACCATGAAATAAAATCAGCAACCCACGAATCCGCATCTGGATTGCAAGTTGCTCTCATGTATGGCTTTACTCCGCAAACACTACGGTTTCGGGATAGCATATAAAAAAATTGTTTCTCGGAAAAATGGGTAAGCTCATCAAATCCTATCATGGTTATCTGCGAACCTTGCCATTTCTGCAAATCATCATCTCGGTTGATATAGTCAAATGCAACTGTCATACCGTTTTTGAACTTCCACATACCTGCGCTGTATCTTCCATCGGCTCCCTTTATATCTCCATATACGTCATTGCTCGTATCCCACAAGCCGCCCTGGTTGAATATCTGCTTATATTCGTGTCGGAATATTACAGCACCAAACCGTTTGTTGTTCTTATACCTCAAAGGCTCAATCAGCAATCCGTATGACTTTCCGCCTCCTGCGGCTCCACCGTAAATAGCAATATCTGCTGTTGTTGAAAGGAATTTTTCTTGCGGTCCTTTCTGCGGCCGTATGACTTTGATATTACTCATCGTCCTCGCCCTCCTTTTCTGGCAGATATATTTCTACTGGCGTTCCACCGGTCATGCCTCCATCCTCTTCGGCTTTCTTTGCCTCTCTGTCCTGTTTCTTCCGGTATGCAAATTCTTTTTCTTGTAGCTGTTGCGTTGGGTTCTGCCCTGCGGTATCTCTTAGGAACTTTGCAGCATTTACATTTCCATTCGCCGCCTGCACCAACATTGCCGCCATCACTCCCATACTGTAGTCCATATCCTCTTCGTCAATCCCTAAAGCTGTGAGCGTGGCTTTCATGGTCGATTGCTTATTCGATACCGGCATATTCAACAGCATTTCGGCTGCCTTTCGCATATCCCTTTTCTTACGCCTCGCTGCCCCGGATGCTTTACCTCCTGCTGTGGCGATTTTTCTTTGCTCGCTCTTTGTTCGGCGGTTCATAGGTATCAGATTTTCGTCATTTGCCAATGCCACCACCTCGCTTCGTTCTCAACTCCGATAAAATTAAATAAAGCAAGCGTCCTTTCTCGCCTGCTCCATCTTTTTGACCTCCAGATTAGGGGCTGTCATTCTACAAGGTATGTCGCACATTGACATATCCGTTACCGCCGCCATTTTCTTTGCCAGAATATCTTCGTCCATGATATGACCTATAATCTGATACGGCTTATGACAGCAGTACATGACTTCGCCTTTTTCATTTAAAGCCATCTGCGCCCAGCTTGCGGTGCATCTCTCTTCCTGCCTGTCGAGTAATCCCCATTTGAAATTGAGCGTCACCCTTTCATCATCCATCGCCATATCCGATACGATTTTCTTTATTTCCTCCGCATCTCTCTTTTTCCTCTCATCCCTGTAGTAACTTCCTGCGGTGCTTTCCACTGGTCTGAAAACCATGTAGTCAACGTCCAGGTCCTTATTTGCATCGTAAAATCTCTTTACATCCTCCGGCTCTTTTACAAGCTGTTGGATTCCAAGAGATGTGCCAGGACTGTTTTCTTTTTTCCATGCTGCATACGCTTTTATGTTCTCCCGGACTGTTTCATATGCCGCCACGCCTCGCAACTGCTCATAGCTTTCATTGCTGTACGCATCAAGGGACACTTTCAAGTAATTCGGTTTGACCTTTACCAGCTTATTGAAATTCGTATTTATTCCCCACTGGAAATTGTTCTCGGTAAGCCATCCTGCAATCTTTTCAAAATCAGGATTGATGGTCGGCTCTCCTCCACCGGTCAGTATAAATCCCTGTACACCCATAACTGCCAGTCTTTTTGCGTATGTGATAAAATCCTCATATCTCATTGCCTGCGCCCCTGTATCCAGCTCCCACCGTCCGTAGGTGCAATAGGGACATCTGTTATTGCAATAATTTGTGAGGAATATATCTGCTGTTATGGGTTTCTTTTCCCCTGCAATCCTGTCTATATGGCTTAGCATCTTTTCGCCTGTTATGTTTTTCTCCATTTTCTAGGTATCCTCCTTTCTCTCTTTCCTCCACTTTTCATTCAGGATTTTCGGGGCTGTGTGTTCCCAGTTTATCCTGTGGTGTATTCTCTTGTGCGTGGTATACATCATGCTGACTTTTACAGCGCTCGGCATACTCATAATCGCATAAAAGGTTTTTAGGTACGTGCCGCCCTCCTTATACGCATCTGTCATTCCTCCCGACAGGCTTTGGGTTGGCAACTGTACCACGCAATATTGTGTATTTGAAAAGAACAGGTGTCCCCGGCTGCTCAATGTTGTATATGTCACAACATCTTCGTTCATGGTTCCCCTGTACTCTATCGGCGTATCTGTCTTGCAAAAGAAACTGTTCATCGCCTTTCGTAATAATCCTTTGTGGAAGTTTCCTCCGTCTACTCCTCCAACGAAATCTCCTCCCTGGCAAAATGCCACTGTATCAGCTCCCGACACCTCCAGGAACTGAATCATATCTTCAAACACTCTGTCAAAATCATGCGATGGCTTATATTTCAGCTTTCCATCTTCCTCGTACCGGTAATCAATGCTTTTGTAATCATCATCCAGCATCAAGAAGTATTTCAGCCCCAGTTCTTCCGCAATCCTCCAACATTCATTGCGAGCATAAATGATTGCCCTGTGGTCGTTGAAATTATCCATCGTATCTGCCCGGTCATATGCTGCCTGCTTATCAAATATAATCACTCGGTCTGCCCCGAAGTTCTTTTTATATTCTTCTGCCTGCTCGTCCTCATCATCTATGATGAAATATATCTTACCGGTATATCCTGCCTTTTTAATTGCAGGAACCGTAACCACATTATCGGCTCGCCCATGTGTCAGTATGAAAACTGCGAAATCATTCCTCATCGGCTTCGCCCTCCATAATGTCTGTGATGTCAGTTGCCAACTGCACATATCCGTTTGCTATGGCATCATTCACATCAATTATTACGAGTGCGGACTTTTCAAACAATTTCTGCACTTCCGGCTCTGCGTGTGCGTAATACTCTGCGATATTCCGGTAATTAAATACATTATGTCTGCGTGCCGCCTGTATCAGGAACTCCCTTATCTCCTCCGGGATGTCTGTGGCTTCAACTTCCTGTATCAGCTCATCCGCCTTGCTGCTATCCAGCATATCAGATATTTCCGGGCACTCTCCTGTAATTTCATACTGCGGTATTTTGACTTTCAGAGTGTACTTATCGTCCTGCATCTCCTCTCCCAGTTCATCCTCCCCAACAGAAAATCCGAACTGGCTCATATCAATGTTTATGATTCCCTGCATTTCTTTTCCCAGTAAGTCCTCGTCCCACTCTGCCAGCTCTGCGGTCTTGTTGTCTGCCAGCCGGAACGCCTTAATCTGCTCGTCCGATAAATCATCTGCACTGATACATGGTATGTCGGTGATTCCCAGCTTCTTTGCCGCTTTATATCGGGTGTGTCCTGCGACAATCACTCCATCTTTGTCAATGATAACTGGATTTTTGAATCCAAACTGCTGAATAGATGCTGCTACTGCATCCACCGCCATATCATTATGTCTTGGGTTGTTCTCATACGGTTTCAGTTCTCCAATCTTCCGCATGACAATTTCAATGCTGCTGTTCATTTATTGCCTCGCTCCTTTCATTTCCCCGGCTCCTGCGTCTGTTCATCCTCTGCGCTCCTCATTCCGGACAAAACAAAAAGCCATACCATGTTCAGATATGACTTTTCGTGTTACTGATATTTAATTTTAGGAGCGTGGCAGGTATTTCTCCTGCCACACGAGAAAAAGAACGAGTACAGCAGCCACATTCTTTACAATCAAAACTTCTTCTGATTGCACCATACACTATATCATCGGTCGAATTGACGGTCAAAGGAAAAAAAACGGATTCAAAATAAACCGAACGGTTTTTTATTTATCCATCGGGTTCCCAAAATCATGCAAAATCATAGCATCTAAGCCGAAAAATAGCACCGTCAGGTCATTTCGTGCCTCTTTTGCATCTTTCTGGATTGTGGACAATTCCATGTTATAAAATTCCGCAATTTCCTTTGTGCTCTTCTTTTTCTCTCTGTCAAGGTACATCATCTGAATGACTTTCCATCTGCGCTGTATAATCTCATTCGATGAGGTTTCGCACTCTCTCTGGTACACTTCCAGCATCCGGTCTACGTGTGCAAGCATAAATTTTACTGCATTGATTCCCTTTAACTGCCTATGTAACGTTTTATCTTCATCAAAGATTCTGAATCCGTACAGAACATCCATATTTACGATGCTCTCATCCACCTGCTCTGCCTCATCAATAGTGCAGACTGCCTTTTCTGCATAGTCTTTCAGCTTCGTGTAATTCTCTAACAGCTTTTTGGTATTATACAGGAGGGTTTTCTTTTCCTGCGCAATACTCTTTTTTCTTGCCTTTTCGCTTCTCTCAACTGCTTTATCGGCAGCCTCCTCACAGAGTGCTTTTATTTCCTCTTTCGTGAGTGATACTCTTCTTTCTGCTTTTCCCACTTTCTCTGACCTCCTACAATTACAGATTGACTTTTCGGAATTGTCATAATAAAATGACAGTAGTTTTTGTGTTTTATGAGCCGATTGTCAATCATCGTATTGCAAGAGGCTCTATTTTTTTATTTTCTGCGGAACATATTAGCAACCGGGCAAGTGGCAAAATGTGAAATGTACCCTACGCCGGTGGCATCCTGCGTCCCAGGCTGTACAATTTCCGCGCTTACCGTTTCACCGTTCGGTGTGACGATTCTCTCTTTTCCTTTTCCCTCTTTCGGAACCCGGTATGTTATCAGCCTTGCGTTTACTGGCATATTCTTACCGTTTATGGTCTTAATCCATAATATCTGCTGGCGGCATTTTGCACAGGTTCCAAAATTTCCACGATTCGCCTTTTTCATCCTTTATCGCCTCCTTTCCAAGGCTTGAATCTTGATTATTCACTTTCTTTGCTCAAACCCTCTGTTGCTTTCCTTACCTTTTCGACCTCTTCCAGTTCAGGAAATTCAATGGTTTTGCTTAATGCTTTTACTGCCAATGCGCAACCGTTTTTCTTTTCCACCTGGTCTGCCAGGTATCTCAACGCAATTACCAACAGAGTTGCATCCGCTTTGGAATATGGCTGTACCGCTCCGATAATTTTATTGGAGTAATACTGTAACCCCTGAATGACCATCTTTGCCGATTCTTCTCTTTTTCCATCTGCAAGGATTTCCTGTGCTCTGATAATAAAGCTATGCATTCTCTTTTCTCTCTTGAACATCTCTATTCCTCCATCGGGTCATCGTATGGGTAATCATCATCGCCCTCGCTGAATGGTAATGGCATACCACTATCGTCTGTGCTATCGTAATCGCCGCTAGGAACGTCGGTATCTGTTTCCTCATCCACATTATCGGGTACGGTCATCATACCGTCTGATTCGCCGTCCTGCTCTTCCTCCTGCGGCTCTTCTGATTCCTCATTCGCCTGATTGTCCGGTAGGAAGTATGTAGGCTGTCCCTCAACGGCTGGTGTTTCACTATCCACAATATCTGCATCGTTCTCTGCCTGCTGCTCCATATCGAAAATGTTCATCTGTCCTCCGGTAGAAACATATTTCAGCACATATCGTTTCAGCTTTTCATCATATACCAGGCACATTCCTGTATCTCTCTTACCGTCCGCACTGTCCTTTACCGGCACAACGGTGGAAATCTTATGCTTGATAAGAGGCTTTTTGATTCTTACCGTTGTTCCATCTTCCTGCGGTACGAAATCCTCATTCAGTTCGATGCTGATTTTGAGGTCGATACTTCCCTCGTCCATATCAGACTGTTCCATCTTTCTGAATAACTTCTGCATCATCAGATTGAATGTTTCTCTTGCCGCCTGGAATGTATCGCTTTCCAGTGTCATTTCCTCGTAATTTAAAATACTCATTTTGTTTGAATCCTCCTATGTTTTATTTGAAAATCTATTCCACTGCCCGGATGAATACGTCCACCCTTGGTGTATCAGAATAGAACTTTCGCACCTGCGTATCTACAATCGCATTATCGTCATACCACGCTACGCCATTCAACGCGTCATATATGAGCTTTGCCACATTATCAAGGTCCGGCTTCACTGTTGGTCTGATTCTATGCTCAAGCATTTCTTTCCGCCGCTTCTTTGAGGTTGATTGTGGTATCGGATAATATGCTATGATGCGAATATCAAGAGGCTCCTTTTCCTTAAATCTCCTGCCTCTGGCAACTTCCAGGAAACACTCTGCAACCTCTTTTTCATGCTGTGTTGTCTTTTTTGGCGTGTAAGTCTTTGTATATGTACCCATTCTGGCGAATTTTGGTCGCTGTTTTCCGAACGGATTTCCAGGTACTGTAAATTTGATTGATTTCATATCGCCAGCCTCCGTTATTTCCAGTATCATTGATTCATCGCCTTTCTAATCTTCAAAAATATAGAACAGTGAACCCTCCATTGTGTAACCAAAGCAAAGGTTTCCATCATCGCAAATCAAGGCAAGCTCCAACTGCGACAGATTTGTGTTATTCTTAATGACTGCATAGGTTGAATGATTATATCCGGCCGTTCTTTTTAATACGATGTCATAATCATCCGGGTTTTCCACTTCATATCTTGAAATTTTGTACTTTTCACAAAGTTCTTTGTAAATTTCACGATTGATACTGGCTTTTTCCGATTCGTTTCCTGTAAACGCCCACTCCCGATATATCTTTTTCTCTAAGCTCATGACTTTTCCTCCTCTTTCTCTCTGTATATTTTCAAGGTGTAATCATAAGATTTCCCTGATTTTCTAGGGATTCTGCCCGGTCCTACTGTGTATCCGTTTTTTACCAGGATTCCAGTCATGATTGACCGGTCCTCCACTGTTGAACAAATCAACTCCGCTACTTTTTCCATCGCTTAATCCTCCAATAATCTCTTTCGCATCTCATCGTATCTATCCGCCGCCTGGTTCATCCTCCAGGATGCCCCGGCTACTCTGTGCGGAAAACACATCGCAAAAATTCTGTCATATATCCTTTTGTATCTCGTATCCATGTTTTCTTTCATATCCGTCAACATCAAATTAGTTGTCAGAATCAGCGGCTTTCCTGCGAGGTATCTGCTGTCTATCACGTTGTAAACCTTTTCCAGTCCATAATCCGTATTGCGCTCTGTTCCTAAATCATCGATGATAAGCAGCTTTGCATTGTTCAGCCTTGCTATCAGCTCTGATTCCTCCACCTGCTTGTCCTGTATCATCTGTAATATTTTTACAAATGATGTCATTATTACCGGTATTTTCTGATTCAGCAGTTCGTTTGCAATGCAAGCGGCAGCATAACTCTTGCCGGTTCCAACTGGACCATACAGAAGTAACCCCTGATTGTTCCTGTACATCTCGTCAAAATTCTGCACATAATTTCTGACTATCTTATAAAGCTGTGCATTATCTTTGTTCTGCTGAAATGTGGCAAGGTTGGCGTTTTTCAATCTGTTCTCAATAAGACTTGCTGACCGCAGGCGTTCCATGCGCTGTAATTCCTGTCTGGCCTCTTCCTGCTTCTTTCTATCCTCTTCTGCCTTTGCCTCGCATTTACAGATACAAGGAACCGTAATGGTTGCCCCATCACCGCCGGGGATTTTTACTCTGGTCTGT